AAATGGTTTACGGTCAGCTCCAGGTCACGCTGAGGGTGACAAACGGATTCGTAGAGGACATCGTCATCACCAACTTCTCCAAGAAGCGTTACAAGCGCCTTAGCCGACCAGATCTTAACCAAACCACATGAGCACACAACCGAAAGACCCTAAAGAAATCAATCCCAACGGCGAGGATCTTGACCTATTGCTGGGCCAGGTTCAGTCCCATAACGAGGAGTCGCGGCAGTACATGAGCCTGCAGCGCATGAAGTTCGACGAGCAGGAGTCCCTGCTTCTCGGCGTGCCTACCGACCAGATCACGGCGTCAACCAAGTCCAGCGTATTCGACCCTCGCCTTTCTACTATTGTCTTCGAGCGTGCCGCCCGCGTTACCTTCCAGGCACCACGGGGCGACGTGATGCCGGTCTCCGAAGACGACATTGGCAAGGCGATGCTCATGAACCTGGCGCTCCCGTACTACCAGCGCAACGCCAACGAGCAGATCCCCTACCTCATGAAGCTGCGCAACCTGGATCTCTACAGCCTGGTGCACGGCTCAATGTTCGCCCTGGTTCCCTGGCGTGTGAATACCCGCAGGGGCTACATCGGGCCTGAGCTCAACGTATTGCCTATCCGAGACTGCTTCCCTCAGCCTGGCGTTCCAAACGTCGATGACATGGGTTGGTTCCAGGTTCGCACCCGGCACTCGATCGACTGGCTCCAAGACCAGGACGGCGACTCGTGGAACAAGGATGCACTCAACGAGCTGATCGACGTGCTGAAGACCTCAGACAGCGGCAAGAGCGCCAACACCAGGGACATGCCCGGCACGCTGATCGTAGACGACGGTGACACCCAGTCGTACCCTCAACGGTCGAGGTATCCGACCGCCAACACCGGCAAGGGCTTCCCACAGATCGAAGTCATCACCGAGTACCGTGACGACATGTGGATCTCATGGGTGCCGAAGCTTCCCCGCAAGAAGGAGAGCAAGCCGCTCATCCTACGCATCGTAGAGAACGCCTACGTCAAGAACGGCCTCCTGCCTATCGTAAAGAAAGACTGCTTCCCGCTCATCGACTCGGTCATCGGCCTTGGAGAGTTCGAGCGCGGCAAGAGCCTGCAGTTCGCCATCAACTCGCTCATCAACCTGTACCTTGACGGCGTTAAGACCTCCATCTACCCGCCTCTGCATATCAACTTCGAGGCTGGCAACGTGGCAATGTCCACGATCAAGTGGGGCCCGGCGGAGAAGTGGCTCATGAAGAAGCCGAACCAGGACGTTCAGGTAATGGCCAACGTCAACCCGCAGGGCATCCAGACCTTCCAGAGCACCTACAACTTCATGCTCTCCGCCCTTATGAACCAGGCCGGTACCACCGAGGTCTCAAGCCCAGGCGGCAACACCAGCCCTACCATCGGCCGCACTCCCCAGGCCGTAGACTTCCTGCAGCAGCGCGAGAACACCCGCGACGCCATCGACTCGTTCCAGATGGATCGAACGCTCGAGGCCATCAATGAGCGCTGGATCGCCATGATCTCCGAGATGATGCCGGAAGCCCTCAAGCTTCGCCTCTTCCCTAACGAGATCCAGGAAATCCGCGCCAAGTACAAGGACGTTGACCAGCTCGTGAAAGACGGAAAGGTAGAGGAAGACATCGCCAAAATCATCAAGACCGGCCGTGGCACGGTTACCCCTGAGATGATGTCTTCGACCGAAGGCTTCGACTACTACCACGAGATGAACAGCACGCTCAAGCCGATCCCGGAGATCGCCACCAACGAGCTGACTTCCATCCTTACCTTTGTCGCCCAGAACCCGAACCTCACCCAGCTCATCGCCCAGGACGGCAAGCACCTCGACGTTGCCGAGCTCTTCGAGCGCCTGCTTCAGAACACCCAGACGATCAAAGACCCTTCAGCCATCCTCAAGCCTATTCCGACTGCCACCCCAGGCCAGCCAGGGCAACCGGGACAGCCCCAGCAGCCGCCGGTTGACCAGCCGCATATCACTATCAACGCCAAGGACGTTACGCCAGCCGAGCGAGACCAGATGCTTGAGCACGCCAATATCCAGCCAGACCAAGGGCCTCAGGGCGGTGCTCCCATGCCTGGACAGCCTGACATGAGCAACCCGCAGGACACGATGGCGCAGCCGCCTCAGATGGGCGGGCCAGCAGCCGCAGGCGCTCCTAATCCTCAGGCCGGGCCGGTAGACGGCCAGATCAGCCAGCTCGAGGCTGAGATGAACGAGGTTATGCCTCACCTGCCCCCTGCCATCCAGGCCAAGCTCAAGGCGTTGCCTATGCCGCAGCGTTTAGAAGCCTTCCTGCAGGTCGTGCATGAGATGCAGCTCGCCAGCATGAACCCTAACATGCCGAGCCCGCTGAATGTCACCCAGGTACCGGCGTCCCCACAAACCCAACCCGTAGCTTAAAGCCATGCACGAAGAAGCACTCCCACCTACTTTTCCGACCCCTTCCCTGCCGAAGTTCATCAAGGAGGTAAGGGCCAATACCACAGCCGAGGGCGATGCGAACACCCGGAAGCTTGCCTCACTTGCCTTAGATGAGCGTTACCAGCTCCTAGAGAGACTAATCAAAGCGGAGGTCGAACGCATTGGTAGTCTTATGGAGATCCAGATCGACGGGAATGAGGACATGAGCGACCTTGGCACCAGGTTCATGATTGCCCGAATCGTTGCCGAGGAACTGTCTAAGGTTGTACAATGGGTGCAGGATGCGAACTTCGCAACTAACCAAGCCACAATTAACAGCAAGGAGACATTATGATGAAGAACCAACCCCAGAAAGGGAATGAGAACCAGATGAAGCAGTCCCCCCGGACGATGAAGGGCTCAAACCCTCCAACTACCCCGGATCACGGCGGCGCCATCAAGCCTTTCGAGTCCCACGGGACGCACAAGTCAGTTGACGTGCACGAGATCAGCCACAACCCCAACAAGGGCGGCCAGGCCGACTACATCCACCTGAACAAGCCTAACGACGGCAAGTACGTCGCTTCCGGTTCGGCAAAGCCTTTCGAGCCTATGGCCGAGGGAGGACAGTAAAATGTCCTGGAACACCTCAAACGACAAGGCTGACACCATCGGCGAAGAGGGTATCTCTTCCGATGCGGTGAACGCGAAAGTGTCTGAGGAGATCATGAGCACCGGCGGAGAAATCATGGTGGCCGACGTGGAGGCCAACCAGCCCGTACAGATGGTGCACAAGGGTGCCTCAGACGCCTACCCGTCCGACCAGTTGATGCAGTAATGGAACCGAAGCATCTCACCGAAGATTCCGAGCCGGAGACCAGGAGGACTCCCTTAAAGGAGCTTCCGAAGACCGGCGAAGGGATCTTCGAGGATGCGGAGAGCTCCACCGTCCAGATCGTGCCCCTCGTGCACGGCCAGCAGCAGCACCAGTGGGTGCAGCGCGGCCCGTACAAGGTATGCGTATCCTGCCCTTACGAACACACCTTATCAGCAGTAAGCCTTTAACCCATATGGCAAACACCGACAAATCCAACGAAGAGCTGCAGGCCGAAATCGACCGCCTGAAGAAAGAGAACCAAACCAAGTCAGCCCCCCAGACGATCACGCCTGAGGCTATCGAGGCCCAGATCCGCAACGAGTACATCAACGGCGCCGTCTCCTACATGCAGCTTTCCGAAAAGTACCGCATGGACTTGAACGAGATCCGCCGCATCGTCGGAGACACCGACCTCGACCCGGCAATGGAGAACACCAAGTTCGCCCAAGACGAAGAGCCAGCAGCCTAACACTTGACAGTCCATTGTAAGGAAACCTACAATGGACTCAAGCGATCCAGGTAGTTGCCTGGAAGCCCTACGACTCAATTATTTTTGAACGTGGGGCTTTTTTGTACATCGCCATCATCTCGAACCGCCGGTGCTTCACAGCCGGTTAACCAAAAGAGTGTAGTAGGTTGCGTCCAAGCCCACAATTCTGGACAGAAAGGTATACACATATGGCCCGAAACCAACACGCGGAGAAATCCGCAGGGTACAAAGCTACCCAGCAAGAACTGGACAAGTTAGAGGAGGAGACGCTTTCCGCCCTAGCTAGTGAGATTCCAGGCGCCGACGCTTTCGTAGATCAACCGGAAGATGGAGGCACTGACGAGGAGCCGGAAGCTCCCGATCAGGCTGAGAGCGAGATCCAGGAAGAGGACGCCAACGGCGAAATCCCTGAAGACGAAGCACCTACCAACAAATCAGAACCCGAGCTTTCTCATCGCGAACAAAAGCGATCGAAAAGGCTTGCGCAGGAACTTGAGGACACGAAGAAGCGACTGGCTGAGTTAGAGGCGAAGGTAACCCCTCCGGCGAAGACTCCAGAGCAGCAGCAGGCAGACCGCGAACGGTTCAACTGGCAGCCGCAGCCCAAGCAGCAGAACCCGGCACAACCGGCTATGCCCAGCCTTGAGCGGGACGAGCTTACCCAAGAGGACATCCAGAAGATGATTAAGGAAGGGTCGAGGGCCGAGGCAGAGACGCTCCTGGCGGAGCAGAACCGCCGACAGAACCTTGCCCAGGATGCGGCTTACGGAGAGGAAAAGTACGACATGCTGCGCCCGGTAAACCCGGACGGCACGGCGAACCCTACCTATCACGACCGCATCACCCAACTCGTCAAGGCGACCTTCCAGGCAGCCCGTCAGACCAACCCTGACATCCGCCTGAAGACCATCGTCGAGGACATCATGGATACCGTTAACGGGCTGCAGGAGCAGACTGTTGCCAACACCAAGTCAGTCGTGAAGCGACAGGCTGGAGGCCAGGCCCTAGGGCCGTCGGCCACTCCAAGCGCTTCAAAGTCCCAGCGTACCGAAGGTCTCGACTTTGGCTCAGCCAATTCCCTCAAGGAACTGGAAGCCATGGAAGCGGCTCTTCCCCACGCCGACGAATAGTCCCCAGTTTTCTGCGCAAGCCATGAGCGAAGGAATAACCTAAGTCAACATGGCCACAAACACGACCAGTACGCTGACGGCGGTGATGCAGCGGTATTACGACCGCAACTTCATTCTCCGCCAGCGCGATATTCTAGTCTGGGATCAGTTCGCCCAGAAAAAGAAAGTCCCTGCCAACCAAGGTAAGGATCTGTACTTCACCCGCTACTCTCCCCTTGCTCGCGCTACTACGCCGCTTACAGAAGGTTCCAACCCTACGGACGTATCCCTGTCTGCCGCTAACGTAACCGCGTCCCTCGTGGAATACGGTAACTACACCAAGATCGGTAAGTTGCTTGCTCTCTCGGCCATTGACCCGAAGATCAAGGAATCCGTCTCGATCATGGCTCAGAACGCCGCTGAAACGATCGACCGTCTGACCCGCGAAGCAGTCTTTGCAGCAGCGACCGTCACCTACGCTAACGGACGTGGCTCACTTGCCGCCGTTACCATTACCGACGTTCTTACCAGCACCGACGTTCGCAAAGTCGTCCGCAACCTTAAAAAGGGTCTCGCGCTTCGCTTTGCCGACGGTTTCTATGCAGGTATCGCTGGCCCGGACACAACGTATGACCTTATGGGTGATACCGTGTGGACGAACGCGAAGACCTACTCCGATGTGAAAGAGCTCTACAAGGGCGAAATCGGTGAGTTGCACGGCTCCCGCTTCGTAGAGACCACTGACCAAAAGTCAGAAGCTTCTACCACCACCGTTTACTCCAACTTTATCTTCGGGCAGCAGTCCTACGGTATGGTTGACCTGGAAGGTGACGAGCAGAAGATCTACGTCAAGGTTCCTGGCCCTCAGAACACAGAAAACCCGCTCGAGCGCTACTCAACCATCGGTTGGGCCCAGTCGTTCGTTGCAGTCGCTCTTGTTCCTACCTGGATCTACTCGCTGAAGACCGGCGCTACCGTATAAGCTACGGGCACCGTATTGGGAAGGGCCAGCCTTGCGCTGGCCTTTCTCTTGTTATAGAGTGAAACAATGATTAACGTCCCACAAAAAAGCACCCGCCAGGACGATCTCGACCACCTCGAGGAAGCAATCGCGAAGGCACCGAACGACGAGCAGCGCAAGAAGCTCAGAAAGATCCTTGACCAGGCTCACGCCAAGAGCAAGGACTCGATCATGGAAGACGTGCGCAGGCAGCACATCGACGCCATCAAGGAAGGCGACCAGAGGAAAATCGGTACCACCCACGACAGCCTGTTGCGCATGAAGCGCTGACGCTTTATACTTAGACAAAGCGATCCGCGTAGTTGCGCGGAAGCCGACCCCATTTATTTGTGTGTCGGCTTTTTTAGTAACACCTAACCCACCAACATGGCAAAGAAGACCAAACCAAAAGGAAAACCCTCTGTACGCATCGAGAAGGCGGACGGCGGCTATATCCTAGAATGCAGCCGCCAGGGGCAGTATATGATGGGCCCTGACGACAGCGAGATGGCACCCAAGGTGTTCCAGGACATCGACGACTGCCTCGACGCCGCAGAGGCGTACCTTACCGATGGCGACCCGGCCGAAAAGGCCGATGAGGAAGCCGAGAACAAAGCAGGAAAGGAGTAATCATGGGAGCAGTACCAGGAGTAGCACAAACCTCAGGACTCGGAAGCCTTCTTCAGGGCAACTCGACCAGCCTTCAGGGATCTGACTACAACCCTCAGTCAACGGCACCGGCGACCACGCTTCAGCCAGCGGGAAGCACGAGCGCCGCGCCTAAGACGACGACCAAATCCTTGGGCAGCATGCCGTCCTCCACTGGAGGGGGAGGCTCCACGAGCGCCGTGAACACCTCAACACCGGCATACAACCCTGACGCGAACGCCCAGACTCAGTCAGACCAGGCGGCAGCAGCCGCAGCGGCGCAGAAGGCCACCCAAGAGCAGGGAATCCATGACGAGTTCAGCACCTACCGATCAGGGCTCGACAACATGGCTGGCCTCCTACCTAGCCAGAAGGCTGATCTCCAGAAGACCATCGACGACCTTACCGCTTCGGAAAATACCGGGATCGACCAGGCTACCGCCCAGGCCCATGGAGACCTGACTAATTCAGAGAACGCAGAGAAAGCCGCTACCACGGCCGGTCTTCGCGATCTTGAGGACAATGCCAACGGTCTGATGACCGGGTTTGCAGCCCGCATGTCGGGATCAGGCGCCGGTGACTCCTCTGCCGCCCAGTACGGATCAGAGGTGCTTGGCCGCCAGATCCTCAAGGGTCGAACCGCCTATAATACTCAGCGCGACTCGGTGATGCAGACCCTTTCCCAGAAGCATGCCGACGTTGACGCTACCGCCCAGCAGCAGCACAACCAGATCGAGCAGGCCCGTCTCGGGAAGGTTGCCGACCTTACCCAGTACTTCCAGGGCCAGCAGAACAACCTGGAGCAGATGAAGGTGAACGCTACCAAGGACGAGCAGGATGCCATCAACAAGATGCAAATGGGTCTCGACCAGCAGCTTCAGGCCCGCGTCCAGCAGGTCAACGACACCGCGAACAATTACAAGAGCACGCTTTCGGCCTGGCAGACAGAGCAGCAGCAAGCCCTCCAAGGGCAGCTCAAGGCCATTGCCGCCTCCGCCTCGTATTCCGGTTCCAACGCCCAGCCTCAGCTCGTTACCCAGCCTACGTTCAACAGCGTCGGCCAGCAGACGGGCGTAGGCTACATGACCTATAAGAACGGAGTCCTGACGCCTGTTTCACCTAACGCAACCTCGAACAACGACACCAGCAACGCCGGTCTGCTTACCATGGCCCAACCCCAGGGAATCCCGCTCAACATCGGGACTGCCACCGGGG